CCGGCATTACACCGTCTACCTTAAGGTAGAACCTTCGGTCTCTCCCCCAGGGGAGTGGCCGAACCTTCATTCCTCATGGTTTTTCTGGCCATGAGTGAAAGTACTCTTCGAGTCTGTTGTAGGTATCCCTTCAACTTATCGAGGACCTCACTTCGTATTCCAATTACGGTTTATACGTCGTAGAGCCTTGACAAGTAGTCGAGATTCATACTTCAAACGTACCCGATGCAATCCTATACGAGTTCCTGTTACTGATCGGGACTCAAACTCCCTACGAGAGTAGAGAGCAAGAGATCCTCGAGCCAGTAACCTGAGCTCTGCCATCTCATCGATGGATAGGATTGGATCGACTTGTTTACGTACCAGTCTTAAGTCACGGATAGTAAGTCCGTAATTTGGGACTGGCAGACCACAGGAGTCATGTGAAGCTAAGTAATCTTGCCCGCGCTCCTCCACAAGGCTTTGTGCCCTGAGGAAAGGAGACATGAACAGGATCCACATCTCTTCCCACGAACTGAGGTAGTCTCGTGCCTCCGTGAACTTCTTAGGAATGGTTTTGAGGACATTCTTTCGAATGAATCCATTATCAAAAGCATACTTAAGAAGAGAACTAACCATCTTGTCCCACTCAAAGGATTTCTCCTTTTTGTAGGCAAGACTAAACCTTTTCACAACCTCTAGGGGATATGATCCCCAAAAGGTTGTTATAGTCTCGGTCCTAAGAGGTGACCCGCAAGGGGCCTCCGAGTAACCTAGACTAAGAGTTCCTTCTCCTTTATCCGCTAAATAGCGGACTCAAAGAGAAAGAGCTCAAAGGCTGGATAGTTCTTCATGACCTTTGGCTCCTTTAGCCAAAGGAAATGAGTCACGAAAGTCGGGACCATGCAAATGACCTTCGTTGCAGTAATTAGCCGCAACGCCACGCTCCAAAATAGCAGTCCATAAGGAAAACAATCTTTCAATTGAGTTCTCAAATAGATTACCAATTGGAAGTGGTGATAAGTTTACGTCATTACAAATATATTGTGAGGCGAACTCAACTCCAGAGAATCCCTTAACAGGAAAGATTCTCTTAGAAGTTGAGATCTCTACTCCCAATCTATTCATAATAGACATATACTCTATTGCAACCTCTCGGTTAGCAATAACGACATCATCTCCTAATACAAGGTAGTCCTCGAACTCTAGTTCACCCACCTTATACGCTGCAAAGCGTACAAGAAAGTGGTTGGTTAGAGCCATGGATACTCAGGATGAGTATATACCCATCCCTTGTCCTGTAGCATAATACATCCTCCCAACACTTTTGTGATGGAAGGGGTATCATACTATAAGGATGATCCATCTCAGAATCATTATGGGTTTCCCCGTAAAGTAACTGAGCAGGATAGC